AGTTTCCCTTATACTTTTCCTTGCGGATGTCTTCTGATGTAAACAGAACGCGCCATCCTCCAATTAACGGTTTATAAGACACCCAAAAACCAAAATGCAAATTGCCGTCTTCTTTTAATTGAATGTCAGTTTCTGCATTTTCCCCCAACGCTGGCTTTAAGTGAAAATATTCAAAACCTCTTACACCCGGTAAAATTAAATCTTTTATTTCTTGCATTGTTTTCATTTCGGTGGCTCCGGTAATTCTGGCAGATGCATCCAATGGGTAGGACGGCAACTTAAATAAAATTTAGGATCATCAATTTGAGCATATTGCCATTGGTCTGCGTAAATCCATTTGGCAACCATAAGATGCCAACCGGGTTCACAAACTAATACCCATTCATCTTTTGGGCAGGTTTCTATTGGTTGCCATTTAGTCATGACCGCCCCCTTACAATGTGAATCCATTTATTGTTTTTATACAAAACCATTGAACCTTCGTATTTTATTAAAGGAGCATTGTCGTCTTGAACAATAATTTTATACTCACCAATCGGCAAAGCGGTTATAAAATTTACGATTTCCTTGTTGTATTGATTGACCTTACGACCATGCGTCCGTTCACCCATATTTCTGTTATGGTTAGTCATGACCGAACTCCATCTGATGCAAATTGCCCAAAATGATTTGTTGCCGCTGCTATGTATGCTGAATGCGCTTTTTCAGGCGTTTCATACAATCCCAAATATTTGTCGCCAATTTGTGCTTGCCACTTTTGGCATTTTTTATGCCATGTAACGCCTTTATATCCTGACGTATTGTGCTTTGGTATTGCGCTATTGCCGTTGTTATCGTGGATTGATGCCAACCGCAAATTATCAATTCTGTTATTTTCCCTATTGCCATCAATATGGTCTAAATAAGTTTCAGGATCATGACCATATAAAATTTTCCATGCTAATCTATGCGCTGGATAACGTCTTTGGTCGATTTTTATGTAAATATAACCATCTGGGTGCAAACTTCCGGCAAATTGATTAGTTTGTCCTTTTGGTATTTTTTTCCATTTAAATTTGCCTGTATAAGAATCGTAATCAAACAATTCATTTAGACGTTGTATGGTTGGCAAAACATTCATTGTTAACTCCTAATCATTCCGCAATAACCATGTGTTGTGCTGTAATCATGTGGACCCATGATGTTATTTTCAACGCGATATTCTGGTTCTTTTAATTTTGCCCACCGCCAAGCCATGCACTTGGGGCCGTCACAATAAGATTCCCAATTAGCATTTTGATGTTGTTTTGCCATTGGACAAAGTTTGTAGTCTGCCTTTTCAGGCGTCACATAATGTGGGGTGTCAGTCATTTCGGTAACTCCGGCAATTCCATCCACCATTTAGGTTCAAACCACACATCCCACACCCACTCCGGCGAAGGGCGTGACTCTTCGGGCCATATTTCGTGGGTCTCCCAATATCCTGAGTCCACCCATTCATTGCCCTCCTCATCCCTGCCGCCAAGCAAAATCATACGATCCTTTGGGGCTGTATCCATAGTTTGCCATTCAAATTTAATTTGCCGCAAACGAATTATATGAAGGGCTTTCGCCTTCGCATACTCCTCAATTATCATTCCTGCATCAATTGCAGCCTGACGTTCTTCTGCGGAAAGTTTAACCAAAGTGTCGTTGATTAAATCTTCATCGCTAACTTTTGAAAAATCAATCATTGCCGCCCCCAAACGCTGTGGATATGGTTTTTGTAATATCAAGGTTAACCTGCGGCATACTCATGCCACCATTGTCGCCGCCCAGTTCCGCATAGCCTTCGATATCGTCCCACGTATCACGGAAGTTTTGATCACCCGATAAAATACGTGCTATTTTTACCGCAATCATTTCTAACGATTCCCGTTGCATGTTATTTAGCACATCCCAATTTTTACCCGTCGCCATGACGCCCTTTAATGTTTGGCTAATGTTGGCGGTGTCGCGATAGTTGCCGTGGGTCTTCTGCTTCGTCGTATCCATTTTCTTTTCCTTTCACACAAAATTTCTGCTTGTTTGTTTAATGTAACTTTCAGCTTCCGCCACTAATTCAGAAATGGTCGGCGGGAACTTCGCTTTCGATAAGATGCCCTCTGCTGGGTCTGCTAACCTGTGCAGGACTTCTACGGGATATCGTTCCAAAGCTTTCGCTGCGTTTTCCAAGAACGCTGACGGGTTTGGAAGGTGGTTGATGTTGTACGATTGGTAAATCTTCCCCACCGCCCTTTCCGGTGTAGTCCTCTCCAAACTCAGCGGCCCATTGCGCCTTTCGTCTTTCGCTTGCTGCTTCCAATTTTGCGAAGGCATCCTCTATCTCCTTTTGTTTGGCAGTCTTTTCAAACCGCACATTTTTCCTCTCTTTTTTGCCGCCCAGAATAGCGACGATGTACGGGATCGCATCAGTCGGCTCTTGATCTACAGCCGCCTGTATTGCGTCCATTACCTTCTCTTGATCCTGCCCCGCCATCTTGAGGCATCGACCAATAAATGAGTTTACGGTGGCTTTCGCAACGCCCAACGATGTAAGCATTCCAACCGCCTGATCCCAGAATGCCTTGGGATTGTCTATAGGCGTCTCTTCAGGAATATCAAAAATGCTAATTAGTGGATCTTCCAACTCCGTAGGAGTTGTATCTTGTTCTAAGTCTTGTTGTTCATGCCGCATTTTGCGGGTAGGGGTATCCGCATTTTGCGGGTAGGGTGCTTTGATGTCAGTAAATAGCAAATCGTATAAGTTACTATTTTTCCCACCATCCTCTTTCTGGCGGCCATGTTTTCTTACAAGCCCTTTCTCAATCAATTTATCAATCGTCCGGTGAACCGTATCAATGCTTACATTGACCAATTCAGCCACCCTCTTTAGTGAAGGGAAACAACCCCCGTTTTCTGTATGAAAATCAGCCAACCCTATCAAAACGCACTTTTCTGTCGGCGAAAGTCCGCGCTGTTCCCATGCCCAAATTTTTGCAAACCCGCTCATGATTTGCCTCCAACAGATTTGTTGAAAATATACATGTAAGAGGTTAATTCTGGAGAAGCCGTATTGGGAATTTGTTTAATTAAATTAAGAGATTCAAGTTCATCAATAGCGGTTTTTAAAACAGCCTTTGTCAATCCTGCAAACTTACTTAATTCATGAATTGATATAATTGTTGCGTCTTCAGACTCATCATAATGATAAGCCAAGCACAACAAAACAATTTTGGCGGAAAATCTTAACCCGCGACGGCCAAATGCCCAAATCAGAACAGGATTGTTCATGTTTAATTCCCTATTGAAAGGGAATAGCAATTAGCATATGTAGTATATGCTTTGTCGCTTATCCCTATTAGTAGACAAGGAACAGGTCGCTACCAACGACCAGCCCCACTTATAATTTTATCTTAGTACGCTTCTTCTTTTTCGTCAACTTCGGATTCCACCCAATAAGGTGTTCCGTGATTTTGACCCCATGATAAAGTTCAGCGGCCTTCTTCCTGAGACGATATGCCGCATCTTTGGCGGTCCCAGTGGATTTCACGTCTTCGTAAATACAATCACCAGTTTTCGCATCTATGTACGAAAAATCGCAAGTGTACGTACAATATTTCTTATCCTCAATGTAAACGTCAAAACCGTACTGCAACTGCAAATCTTTAATCGCGCCAGCCTTTTCCGCCAACTTTAATTCCAGATATCGCTTCGCTTCACCCTTGCTATCAAAAGTGATCCCATCAAACGTCCGGTCGGCCTTGGGCGATACTTTAAACTTCGGGGGCATCATCAGCGTCCTTGGGGAAGAAGTCATCCTTCGTTAATATAATCCCACGTTGCTTCGCCGCAACCATTAACTCAATCTGGCGGCGTGTAGGGATAAATCCACCCGTCCCACCTTTCTCAGTGGGCCACGTCCATTTGTAAATAGCTTGTGTAGACATCGCCAGCATATCAGCAACACGGCGGGGTCCGCCAAGTTTCTTGATTACCCGTTGTGCAACCATATGAACCATTATTTTTCTCCGATCTATGTTGACAACTTATCAACCAGATGTTTAACTGTCAAGCATCAACAACGGGGAAATTTAAAATGGTTGAAACTTCAAAACCTTGGACTTGGGAAGAACTTAAACTTGTTTCGGATTTAGCATCCAAAGGCTTTGCCGCAAAGAATATTGCGCTTGAGTTAATTGGCCGTAACAAAAACTCCGTCATTGGTATATGCCACAGGCGGGGGATCAAATTACTGCAAAGAACCATTCAAAAAGAAAAGCCATATCTCCCTCTTTCTAACAAGGAGCGGGAAAAGAAAAAACAGACTAATTACAATATTAACAAACCAAAGAGAGTTCGCTTACCGCCCATAAAAGTTCTTGAGACGCATAAGGATGAGAATTTCGTCCCACTGTATAAAACATTGGAAGATTTACGATACTTTGAATGCAAAGCGATTGTTGGGCCAATTAAGAATATGGAAACACCATATTGCGGTCATCCGGTTGTTGCGGGTAAGTCATGGTGTCCGTATCATTTTAAAATTTATACAGTTCCATCAAAAAGCCGCGCCGCATGAGACAGAGTGAACGGGAATGGGCGGTATTTACTGAACGGTTTAAAAGTTCACGACGCGCAGTATTTAAAGTAGCGGAGTATATCTGGCGGGAGAAGGGATTGGGCGTAACTATTCCTTCTATGGAATTGGCACCAAGCATTCATCAATCAGCGCACTACGTCGATAAGGGTGACATTATTTGTCATACCGCCCGTGGTAATGAGTTTATTATAGAAGTGAAGGGAGTAAGTACGGAATTTACTTGTGCGGAAGATTTTCCGTTCAAAACAATGATTGTCAATGAAGTCGTAAAAGCTGACCGGATTGATGCTTTTGCATATTTCATTGTGAATAAAGCATTGACTCATGCGTTTGTTTTAAAGACAGACACTAAGGATCAATGGGGCATAAAAGATGTGCATGATAAAAGACGCGGTGATACTGAAGAAATGTATTACTGCGAATTATCTTGCGGAGAATTTGTTGAACTATAATTCAGTAGTTGACAATTTATCAAATCAGTGGCATCTATCATTCACTAACAACGGGAATCAAAAACATGGCACTTACGAAGGAACAAAAAGAGTTCCGCTCCAAACTATTGGGCGGCTCTGATGCTAATACAATCATGGGCGGCGACGAAGAGCGTCTCCTGAAACTTTGGAAAATTAAAACGGGGCAAGAGGAAGATGATGATCTGTCCGACGCACTTCCAGTACAAATGGGGGTTTTCACAGAACCTTTTAACATACAGTGGTTTACAAAACAGACGGGTCGTCATGTTGCGGATAACGGCGTTCAAAAAGTTAGTGTATCTCACTCTTTCATGGGATGCACCCTTGATGGACTCACAGATGACGGCCTCACTGTTTTCGAAGCTAAACACGTCTCTGCGTTCGCTAAGGACGATGAGATTATGGACCGCTACTATCCCCAACTAACACACAATATGCTTGTGTGCGGGGTAGAGAAAGCCGTCCTGTCTGTGTTTTACGGTAACCATAAGTGGGACAAGTACGACATAAATCTGGATGCGATTTATGCGGATATCCTCATAGGGGCGGAACAACGTTTCTGGGAATGTGTCAAAAGTGGCACACCGCCAGTTACGATAACGGTGCGGCCTCCGGTGGATGCGGTGCGCCGCGTTGATATGACGGGTAACAATGCGTGGGCAAATTTTGCGAATCAGTTGCAACTAAACTCAGTTGGTAAAAAACTATACGACGAAGCCGCTTCTGGTTTGAAGGGACTCATGGAGGAGGACATGGCAGAAGCGTTTGGATACGGGGTCAGCATTAAGCGCGATAAGCGGGGTGCGTTGAGACTGAAGGGGGATTGAGATGGATATTGTGGAAAAACTTCGACTGGTTGATTGCCAGTTTTGGTGGAAACCGTTGGGGCATGGGATTGATACAGATTTGGATGTTCCCGCTTATGAGTTAGGCGCGTTATCACATGAGGCCGCCGATGAGATTGAGCGAGAAAGAGGGCGGTCGGACCATCTTATTGAGCATGGTATCCGGCTTGCCAAAACTATACGTGAATTGGAAAAAATTTGCCCAAATGTACCCCGTTACTTTTGGCTTTCTGCAAAAAAATCTTATTCAGTTTTTATGCAGGAAGAAACGGATTGGTTAAAAAGAAGGGTTGAATGGGAGAAAAAATGTTTTGGTGATCCGCCGGAACCAGTATTTAGGGAGAATGATTGATGTCGGAAGGCGTTGAGGTAATGAAAATCGTGATGTACCCAGATGGGTTTCAAATAGAAATGCACCCACTGGTTGCGGAACCGGAAGGGGAGTTTGTAAGGGATCGTTTGGCGGAATTGATGCCAGCTATCCTGAAGCAATTGAAGAATCCTGATCAAGTTCAGGAAGTATCTATAGATGGCGGGAATGCTCACGGTGTTCTGTGGCCCGTCCAAACGAATAGCAATCCAAATAAAAAAGCAAACTGAAAGGAAAAACTATGAAGACCAGTGAAAACATTGAACACCTGTCAACGGCCTTAGCAGCCGCGCAGGGCGCGTTGAAGAACCCGCCTAAGAACAAGATCAACCCGCACTTTAAATCCCGCTACGTGGACCTTTCTGACGGGCTGGACGCGATCCGTGAATGCTACGCAAAGCATGGGCTTGCGTTTATTCAAGGCACGTCCGTAGTGGATAGTATAATAATCCTTAACACCCGTATCGTTCACAAAAGTGGACAATGGCTTGAGTCGGATTATCCAGTTGGTGGTTTTGGACGCCCACAAGAAATGGGTTCCGCAATGACCTACGCCCGCCGCTACGCCTTGTTTGGCTTGGTAGGTGTCGCGGGTGAAGATGATGATGACGGTAACGCTGCTCAGGCGGCTGAGACGACACCCGTAAAGGGCAAGGCAGCACCAAAGCAAATGGAACCCGGCCTTACTCCGAAAGATAGTGAAAATCTGATGGGCGTGATCAAGGGTGCTATGGAAATGTGCGAAGACGGTCAGCAATTATCTGACTGGGCAACGGAGAACAAAGATAAGATCGCAATGCTTCTCCCTACCCATCGCAAGGAATTGCAAGACTATTACAAGTCACGCAGGGACGAACTGAAAGGCAATGGCTGAAGTCATTTATGTCCGCCGCAATGGGAGCAAGTTGGAACCTTGCTCCTTAGCGGACGAAGGTGCTTTGTTGGAGTTCCCCACGGGGAAAGACTTATCCGTTACGATAAGCCGCCCCCGTAGTAGCAAGCAACATAGGTTCTTCTGGGCGCTGATCCAGAAGATTTGTGAGAACCACGATACATACCGTAGGCCTGAGCAACTACTACTTTGGTTGAAGATACGCCTTGGGTATGTGGAAGAGGTAAGGTTCCATGACGATAAAGTTTGGTGGGTTGCGAAATCCATTAGTTTTAACGCTATGGATCAAGAAGAGTTCCGTAAATTCTTTGAGAATGCCTTGGATGTAATTTCGGAAGAAGTAATACCAGAAATAAACCAGTATGAACTCCTACATGAGGTGGAGAAGATGCTTGGTTTCAACATTGTAGATGCATGGAGTAATTAAATGGCATGGGAAAAGAAGCATGGCGACGTAACGTTGTTCGCCAACGACCGTAAAACTAAAGACACTCAGCCTGATTGGCGGGGTTCAATCCATATTGAAGGCAAGGATTATGAGATTGCGTTATGGAACAAAACATCCAAGAACGGAAATACATTCATATCCGGACGGATGGGTGATGAAGCAAAGCCGCCAGAGGCAAAGGGTTCATTTTCTAACGCGCCACGTCCTTCCCCTAAGCCAACGTCCTCCATTAAGGACGCATTGGACTCAGACTTGCCGTGGTAAAAAGAGCGTCAATATCGACGAAGAAACGGGTAGCCCTGTTCCAAAAACATGACGGGGTCTGCCACATATGCGGAGGTAAAATCAGTGTTGGAGAAGCTTGGCAAATTGAACATATTATTCCTTTTGCGATGGGCGGGGCGGATGACGAAAGCAATTGGGCTCCAGCGCATATCAAATGCCATCGAACAAAAACGACTGATGACGTGGGTAAAATTGCAAAGGCTAAACGGCGCGAAGCACGTCACCTTGGAGTTAACGTATCTCGGACGCCGTTACCTTTTGGTAAAAAGTCCGAATTCAAACGTAAATTAGACGGAACTATAGTCAGGAGGGATGAAAAATGATGACTATCAACGCGGTGTCAGATTGGATTTCTGATGCTAAAAAAGGAGATGAGGCCACCTATTATACGGGGTGGTTGATTAAAAATAGGGGAACCAATAATTCTGAATTGTCCCAAATGGCTAATTATGTTTGGTCAATGAAAGAACGGGGTCTTGTGTGTTTGGTCCAACGGAAAACGTCTAATTGGGACAAACATCACATAGAATATTATTACATCATGCAACGCACCAGCAAAACCAAAATTTAAAAGGAGATAAAAATGCGCTTTTTGGAAACTCTTGTAAAACTGTTAAAGTCCAAACCTATTTGGATCATCGATGTCGACCAAGAACAATCTTATGATGACAATGACAATATGAATGGTCGAAAGATTATATTTCAAGTGAGGCGTTGGAACAAACTTGGATTGTATTATAGCGATATCGCTAATTTTGACACGCTCAGTGAAGCGCATGATTTCTTGAGTAAATATAAGAATTTCCCACTTAACGGAGATGGAGTTTACTAATGGCCTTAATATTACCAGAGGGTTTTAACCCAGACGAAAAAGAAAGCCCGTTAGAGAACATCTACGATCATGCTTTCCCGTTGGCGGATAAGTTATCTTATTTCATTAACGAATCAACGGTGGATATGGTTAAGGATGGTAAGGTGACGGACAAAATGTCTGACGCGATCATTATCCACTCAATCGCATTGATGCTGATTGTCTGCATGATGAACCGTGAAGTGCTTGATGACAATACGCTTGATATGACTTTTAAGAAGGTCAAAAACATCACGCAGGATTATTTGAAGCATCTTCTTGAGGCGGGAAAGGAGAAATTTAATTGATCATCCAATTAAACCCGACCTTGCCTTTGCTGACCCCTAAAGGGCCAGCATTGGCTCATTTCCTTATTGATTATGGGGAAGAACATCATCTGATGTGGGTGTGCGTCCAAGATAATACAGGTGAAATTTGGACATATTCTAATCCGGATGTAAGGGGGCAAACCAACCTGACATTCAAACGGCGGGAAATACACATCCCGTTGGATGAAGAAGATCGCCAATGCTAAGGACAGTGCATGAACATCAATGAGATGATTCAGACGGTCATTTGGACCAGTAATGCCCGAATGAGGGAGCAGCTTTTAATGCTCCGGATTTTGGACCATTACGGCCCAAAAGAATTTGTAGCTACACTGGAGGATATAGCAGAAGCAACCGCCATGAATCGGGCGGTGGTGATTCGCGCTTTGAAAGGTCTGAAGGAGTTGCAGTGGATCGACAGTGAGCGGATTTACAAAAACAACGGGACTAATCTCCCCGTCGTTCAAAGCTGTAAATACATCATCACTATTGCGAATGAAAAGGAAGCCGACCAGCCCCGAAACTGATCGGCCCCAAGTCAGGGAGGTGGCGCGGGAAGGAAATAACCGCGCCGCCTCTATTCTACCATTCTAAATGCTAAGTTTTCAACCCTTGAGACACGTCCACCCCATCCTTTTCCGAAAGTGGGCCAAGTGGGGAGTCCTTGGAGAAAAGCCAACCGTGCTTCGCAAATTCTTGTTGCAGCTTCACGGCTGTTTGTCTCTTCAGCAGCCGCAATTGTGGCGGGGCCGACTTGTCCGTCTTGACCCACACCGCATACCTGCTGGAGGGTTTTTGCTGCACGGGTTACCCCACTATTAACAGCCATATCAAAAGTGGCATAGTCAATGCCAAGAGGAAGTGAGTCGCCATTTATCTTATCCCAGTAATTCTTTTTGTACAGGGGAGCGACATCTTGAACAGAAAGATTTTTCATGTCGTCTTCCGTCACCGGATGACCGACCCAATCTTCCCATACTTTTTGAGTAACGCCGTGGTTCGTTCGACCCCCCGGATCGCGGGGATCATTAACATAACCGCCTTCTTCCTTCAAGACTAAGGCTAAACATTGATCAAAATTATCTTTCACTGTTTATTTCCCAAAGAAGCAGTAAGAGCATCCGTCTTCTGTTTAGAACCAGCAGACGACCCGAAGTAGAAGCCCATGACGCTGGTCCAAGCCGTGCCAAGCGTACCAATAAGCATCAGGAGAGCCTCACCGCCCGTTGCGGGCAAACCGAAGTGCAAAATGTACGCAATGATGCCGAAGAATCCTAACGTGACGCCCACCGCCAATACACGTGGAATCCAGTCACGGGTAGCGATCTGCATCTGGCGGGCTGAATCACGGTCCTCTTCCGATATCTTTTCCAGATCGATGTCCAAAGATTTCATTTGAACTTTGAAGTCCGCATCAATCTTTTTCAGGGCCGCCAACTGATCACCTGTTGGATTAGCAAGAGCCGACATGATGTCGTCTTCAGTGCCATTTTCATGACCAAAAAGGGCATTTGATATAGCTTTAACCGCCATGCCACCAACAGGTCCAAGCAATGCCGTCGCGATAGTTGGGGCAACTGAACCAAGCAATGGTCCAAAGGTCTTAAGAATGTCCATCTTATTTCACCGTTATCATGAGGAAAATGCCAATTGCACCAATACCTAATACCAGAAAACCCACAATACTGCTAACCATAATCAAATCCTTGCGGTTTTCTTCCTGCTCCTTCAATGCAGCCGCCGCCTGACGTGCAGCTTCCTTACGCATTTCAATAACTGACCGCTGAATGCCTTCCCATGCAGCGGGGCCATACTGTCCCACAAACATGTTCTTGACGTCCAATTGCATCTGCTGGGCCTTAGCCTTGGCGGCGTAAATCTTTACCGCCTCCGCCTCAAATTCCGCCTGAGATTGGAACATTTTCTTTTTGCGCGGCGTTGACGCAATCGTAACGATCTGGGCAACCTTGCTAAAAAGATTGCCTACCTTTTCCGCAGTCTCCATCACGTCCTTGCCCGCATCTACGGAGGACTTGATTGAGTTATAAATGGCGGTAGCACCAGCTATAAGCGTAAAAGGGTCCATGATATTACGCGTATTCATATGAGCCGGGAGCATCAACTGGACTCCATCCAGCCGATTGTGGAGCATATGGCAATGCATCCGGTGATGGGCCGTTTAGTGCGCCCAACATTGGTCCCGAACTGGAAGGGGCTGGTTGTTGTTGCATTGGATACTGATTACTTGCGTTCCATTGATTTTGTGTCATTGGCAGGGCTGGTTGTGCTTGCAGAGCTGGTTGTGGTTGCGCGATTGGATTATACGGTTGAGGAGCAAAATTTGACCTAATTCCACCCGCGTTTGAATAGTTTGAATTGTTATTAAAATTAAATGACCTTGAATTTAGAAGATTGCTCAATAAAGGCATTAGTGATTGATACATCATATTACTGTTATAACCACCACCATAACCATTAGATGGTCCGCCAAACACAGAACCTCCATATCCTCCCATGTTGCCGTAGCCCATGCCATAGCCACCGCCGTAAGGTGTTCCATACCCTCCACCAAAACCCCCACCATAAGGAGAGCCATAGCCGCCGTATGGCATACCGTATCCGCCGCCGCCATACCCACCCATCATTCCGCCGTAGCCGCCCATGCCTCCGTACGAAGGGGAGTAGGGTTGCGATGGCTGAGGAGCGGTAGCTGGTTGGCCAGATCCAGCAAGCGAATTTCCCCCAGATGAGAAAGATGACCCACAAATCATACCCATTATACACGTCCTTGTGCTATACGAAGCGCATGTACAATAGCATCATCATCTACTGAAAGCATGGGCTTGGTGTGACTATCTAATTCTTTTTTCGCTTCTTTGAATAATTTGTCCGCGTCAGGAATGCGACCACCTGTCGCACGTATTGGGCGCTGCAACGCATTGCCTGTCCGGGCTTGTGCCATATTTGTAGCCACAACATGCGCGACCGTATCTAAAAACGGAGTGCGCGTTTTGGGGTTATTGATCAATTGATCGTATACGCGCTGCATCTGCTTCAAATCGCCCGATTCCAGCATGGTTCGTAACCGATTAGCGTACTTAACGCCCATATAGGGGGAAATTACGTGGTTGTATAAAAAACCCGCCAGACCAAGGTGCGGCTCAAGGAAATACCCTACACCAGCGGACAGAAGGTCTTTGTTGTTTAAAAACGAATTGTTTGGGCCGCCAGATTTCCGCTCCAACTCAGCCGCCCGCTTCAGGCTCTGTTGCAATATGCTTTCGGATTTTACGACAGATTCGATCTTCTCAAACTTTTGAGGACCTAAAGTAGACTCCATCGTTTCCCGCAAATAGGGATTGCTGAACCACTTATTTAGTTTGTTATAATTCAGAACGCCCTTTTCGGTCGCAAGGTACTTCATTTGACCAAGTAGCCCTTGAGAAAACATGGTCGCTTCTTTTGGATCCATTGTTTTCGCTTGATTGGCTAAAGCGGAAGCATCTTGGCCGTTCGCAAGACTTTTAAAGAACTGCGCCCCAGTTTCAAAAGCGCCCGCTTGGCGGTGGAATTGAGCCGCCTGAGTATGTGCCTTTTCAAATAGTGGGTTGTACGTGTTAGGGTTGTAGTACGGATTTGCCGTACCATCTGGGTTTACCTTGCCCTTTAACCCACCAACGATTTGTTTTTTGTACTCTTCCAGACGCCCCATAATAGGCATGTTCCGGCTAAGATTTTCCCTTGCCAAAATTTGCTTTTGATCATTGAGGCGCTGTTGATATTTATTCAACCATTCAACATTCATACTATCCGGCTTGGTAAGCGTTAAACGGTCAAGATTTTTATTTTTAATTGCTCTATTAATTTCGTTAACAACAGGAGTAGCACCCTGAGGGATTGGTGCCTTTTTAGGACCCATATTCAGTTCATTGAGTTTCGCCAAATCTTGAGCGGCACTATCCGATAAATTGTTGATTGCACTTTCAGGCATACCAGTCGCGGCCAACAATCTACGCGCCAACATCCCATCCTGACCCGGAACATTGGCCTGAGGCGGGTTAAAAATGTTTTGGAAATTGTTTTTGCTCTCAGCCGCGACTTCGTCCAACGTCTTTAGGCCGTTCTGTCGCAAGAAGTCTTTCGCGGCGTTAGAGATTTGCAAACTGTCAACAGGCAACGTCCCAACCCGATTAATAGGAGCGGAAAACTTATTGCCATAAATATCCGCCATGTCGCTGTTTACTTGATCAACGGCAATTTTTGCCCTTGGATCACTAAATTGTTTTTCCCAATTTGAGTTCCATTTACCGCGACCATTATCCAGACCGTTGGCGGCTTTATATGCAACATCATTCTGCTCTTTAGCGTATTCTTTGGATTGGTTAGCGATATCATCAAGGTTAAGGTCGCCCTTGAGACCGGATGCTTCCATCAACGCATCGCTGAAACGATCCGTCGCTCCTTCCAACCTTTGGGATAACATATTTTGAAAGTTGTCTAATGCATCGCCGCGCCCTTTGAACGACTTTAAAAGCCATCCTTGTGTGCGCGTTCCACCAATATCAAATGGGCCAATTTCAGCGTCTGGATTATCCGCGATAGCTTTGAGAGCGCCGTCAACGCCAAGGACGTTTTCCCCAGCGGCCTTGTCCGCATCAACGTGCTTCAAGAACTGCTGGACTTGATAATCAGACCCAGCGATTTTTTCCTTCGCCCAATCAGGAAGCAAATGTTCCGCCGCAGCGCCAGCCAATTTGCCCACACCCGGAAGAATCGCGCCAAGGCCAGCACCTATGCCAGCCGTGGAAAGAATGTCCGGCTTTTCCGATTCAGGTTCAGTCCCAAACGCCTTTTCGGCAGCAGCACCCAATCCAGCGTAAATTCCAGCTTCCGTTGCCATACCAGCAGACTTTGCCGCAAGCCCAGTTAGAGCAGGGGCTGCCCCCGTAATAGCCTTTTCAGTCGCACCAGCTATGCCGCCCATTGGCACCGCGAAGGAACCAGCCAATTCAGCACCAGCCGCAGTTAATGGCGACTTTTCTGTGCCAGCCCGTGTAAGAGCCTCAGATCGCGCTTTGAAATCCTGACGGCGCTCACCGTATGATTCGCCCTGCAAACCAGTGATGCTGGATGGAAGAGCAGCTTCAATATCCGCCCCTACTTCGTTCAAAGCGGGCCCTAAGATAAATGACCTTTGCAGACCTTCTTTTGCGGCGGTAATGGCTGGATCCGTGTTTTTATAATATTCACGGGCCTCAGGCATGTACTTATTAACTTTCGCAACATAAGCAGCGTCTTCTGGGCTTTGCTCCGCAATACTTTCTTTTGATTTGGCTGTTTGATTTAAACTTTGCAGAAAAGAATCACGTAATGCTGCGCTTTTTTGGTCGTCAATACCGTTTCCGGAAACGCTTTGATCAGGCGAACTTTCATTCGGCTTAACCTGACTAAGCTGCTGAAGAAACGAATCTCTCAGCGCCGCACTATTTTGATCTGTGGCATCGTTTTCGTTCGGGTCAGCCATGATTATTGCTCAAAAATGTAACGATCAAGATTCGTAACTGGTGGCAAAAGACCTTGTTTTTGCATTGCCTTAACAATGATATCAAAGTCTTTTTGCTTCAAATCACCCTTAATCGCTGCCGCAATTGGGTTGGAACCGTTTGGCATCGTAGAGTTCAGAAGGGTATTGATCGCCTGTTGTTCCTGACGATACGTGTTGCCGTACATTTTATTGAACGAATTTGTTCCGTTAATCGCGGTTGGGTTAATCGCGCCGACATCTTCCATGTGATTTGCAAAGTCGATGCTGCGCTGATTGTCCAACATATACTGCGTCAGAATCGCGTTTGACGTTTCTGGCCGAAGTTCAACAGAAGGGTTAGCGTCCGCAAGTCTGGTTAACCATACCGCCGCAGTACGTTGTGCGCCCGTATAGCTTTCCGCCTTTAAGGTGCGGATTTTTTCAAGGATTTCAGGAAGAGGTGTATCTTTGCTTAAGCCAAGATCAATGCCGGCCCTCTGTGCAACAGATTGTATAAGTGATGCTGTATTGTAAACCGTTCCTGCACCCTTACCCGCAGAGAACAGGCCCTCCTTGGCCATATCACCAAGGACAACAGCGGTTTCGTTAATGTTTTTCTTATCGTAACCAGCCGCTGATGCGCGTTGCTGCGCATCATCAAACTGCTTGCGATATTCACCATTATACGCAGCTACCGTGGCTGGGTCAGCACCCGCCATGTTCGTGGATGAATACTTATTAAGGTCAGTTGCCTTTTGATCGGCGTTCTCATTAGCGGACATCGGCATATTTTTGATATGCTGCAATTGAACGCCAGTATCCGTCGAAGAGCCATCGCCACCAATAATTTGACCATTGGCGGTCATGGTTTCGCCAGCGCGTAAAGGACGCATCAGGGTATAAGTTGGATTGCCATTAGCATCCAAACCAAATGACTTCGTACCCGCAATTGTACCCTCAAACGAAGCCTTTGCACGTTGAGTATCGGTGTAACGCGCTTGCGCCTGAGACGATTGCGCAGCGCCATACGATTGAGCGGTCCTGCCTTGCGCTTCCATGTTTGCGCGTTGTTCCGCCTGTTGAGCAAGAACATTCTTGGCAAATGCATCACCCGCAGCCGCAATGCTTTGGCCGGATAGCAAGCCCATTCCGTAATTAAAGCCAAAGAAATTACGCATATCCGCAGGAGGAGGCGCTACATATCCAAAGCCCGGCTGTGGTGCATCAGACTGAACGCGCGTCATATCTTGCGTAACTTGTTGATTTTGCGTTTGCCTCGTTGGAACGGGAGCGGCTTCCGCTGGGGTCAAATCCAACTTAGAAATATCAACACCAGTGGTCTTTGGTTCTGTCGTTGCTGTTTCAGAAGGAGCTGGCTTTGTTTTTTCAGAAGCAATTTTTGCGGCAGTTTGTACAACATTGTCACCACCGCCCTCATCCGGTCTGGATATCGAACGATCATAAGGAGTTGTATAGGTTCCAGCTGCCCTTACGGGGGTTGCCATTTCAGTTTTAACACGGGACGCAACATCATCTGGGCTTTCACCCATACGACTCATAATTGTTTTGCCTACATTATATGCGCGATCCAAATCCGCCTGTTGTTGTTCAGGCGAAGAAAATTCTTCCGGATGCCGTTCCGCATAGCTGCCCGGTAAACCGGATGGGGAAACCTGAGGAACAGCAAATCCGCGCTGGGAGAAAGGAACTGGTTTTTCAATCGGAAGATAGCTGGTATCCGTTTCATCATCATCCCAATTTAAATAAGAAGCATCGCCAGCGATATGATCATCATCTGGAGCAGTTATGCCTTGGCCATAACGCGCATGGATGCGGCCACCCTTTTTCGATTTTGTTGCGGGGAGGATGCCCTTTGCGCCCAAAGCCTCGCCCTGCATAGAAAGTGTACCAGCGCCGGAACCAGCAAAATCAGCCGCCATCTGCGCAATGTCGTTTTCAGTTGGGAGGCCATATTCCATAGAAATAGGCGTGACACCGCCTTGAGCGTAATGGTTATGATGCGAATTGATTCGGCCACCACGTTTGCTATCGTGATCGCCACCGCCTCCGCCGCCATCACCGCCGCCTCCGCCGCCACCACTATCGCCACTACCGCTACTGTCACTGCTGCTGCTACTGTTATCATTACCGCTATTATCCGGAGCAGATATAGGTTCTGGGGCAGGTGCTGGAGCGGTTGGGTTATTATCAAATATACCTCCTTGCCCCGTAGCAGAGGGTAGTACCCCAGAAGAAACAGGTTGAGATGGCTGATTATTATCAAACATGCCGCCTTGGCCAGTCGCGGAAGCCAATGCTGTGTTTTGATCCGAAATTGTTGGTGGCTCAACGGCTGGTTGATTTGGAACAACAGGTACCGCTTGATTGCCATCAAACATTCCACCCTGTCCGGTGGCGGAGGGAAGTACGCCAGAAGAAACAGGCTGAGATGCTTGATTGTTATCAAAAATGCCGCCAACACCCGTAGCAGATGTTTGTGATCCACCACCAAAAATACCACCGGGGCCAGTCGCGGACGCATTTGTATCCGGCTGTTGAATTGGTAGATAACTAAGATCCGTTTGAACGGGGATTGGCGTTGCGGTATAATTTGTATCCCCTTGAGTAGGGGGTAAAGGAACCGCCATATTAGGTGATGGGGGCTGTACTTGTGGTTGTGCGTTAGCAATAGCATTCGCTTTATCCACCCACAATTTAGCAAAATCTTTGGCGCTGATATTGGGATCCGTGCCTTTGGGAACATTGTTCGCAATACTTGCTTGCGCCTTATTAGGATCAACGCCAGCACTAATAAGCGCCTGAACGGCGCTTGTCCCATCGGGTGCAGTAAGCAAGGCATTTGCCCCCGTCGCGCCCTGCTGCCAACCAAGGTAAGCTTGGCCAGCAGATGGGTTTTGAATCCCCGCATTTTGTAGTGAGTTTATAATAGGTCCATAACCAGTTCCAGCCGCAATCGTAGATAAAGTAGGATCAGTTCGATCCACAAGGCCTTGGCCAGTCGCCGTTGTAGGCATGAACCCATACAGCCCAACAGAATTGCCGTTGGAGGCATTAGGATTGTTGGAGCTTTCTAATTGCGAAGTAGCCGCCAATAATCCAGCCGGAAGAGTACCTTCCAATTCTTGTTGGCGTTGCAAGGCAGATAAACTTGTGCTGTTGGCGGGAATGCCACTGTAACCGCCAGAATCAATTGTCGTAGTTGGCGCTACTTTGGTGGTTGCAAGATCAGCGCCGCCAGCCAATGGGTCAGTAATATTGGACGTATCCGCAGAAGTATCAGTTTGATTTGTTTGCTGAACTGGAGCAACGGTTGGCGACAACTGGGTTGCGGGGACCGATCCTGCGCTCAAAATACCCGGAGTTGCACTTGCGACAAAGTAATCAATTTGTGGCGCACCATTAATCGTTGAAATACGGGCGCTTACATTGCTTAGGTCGCCGTTTGCAAACTTATCCGCATATTCTTGAGCCGTTAATCCGCTGGTCGTGTTCGGATAAGGCGTTCCATCCGCCCTAAGGAATGGATTTCCATTGCTGTCCACAGCAACGCGGTTGCTTGAATTTAAAACAGCATTCATCGTTCCCGAACTGTTGCCCTCTAATAAAGCATTTACAGCACCAGCAATACCAGTTTGAGCGCCCGTTGCTGGATCAACACCACCAATAAGGCCGGACAGAACACCCTTTTGCTGATTAATGCCGTATCCACCCCCGCCGCCAACAGTGTTGTCGCCACCCGTGCCAAATCCGGGAGTATCCCCAGCACGGGGATTGTCTCCATTATCATCAGTTGGGCCGCCGGAAGCGCCGGGACCAGCAAGTGACCCGCGCCCCGTAACAACCCCGTTGCCATTATAAATTGGGCTTACAGTACCGCCGCCATCGCCGCCGCCATTAGGAGTTGTTGCCCCACCACCGCCGCCAACTTTGGTGGTATTATCTACGGCACCCGTTGTTGGGGTTGTAATGGGCGCTGGAGTTGTTGGTGTGGTTGGCGTTGTAGTTGTAGCGCCCCCTTTCCAAGGAGGTGTAGCGCCTTGGAAAGAGCGTAAATAATTTTGGTAAGCCGCGTTTATTTGAGATTTTGTGGCGGTGCCAGATTCAGCCAAATTTACATAATCATTATACGCTTGCGTGACGGGGCTTTTAGAAACCGCCCCTGCATTAGCATATTTTGCACGACCGCCCTCTGCATGCCCAACGCGGCCACCATCTTTTAAACCAAACGCGCTGAATATGCCGCTACCAATGCTGCCCAGCGTCCCTAACCCGCTGCTTGCATAAGACAAAGCATTGCTGGATTGCATTGATGGGTTAGAAAGCGCACCAATCGTAGACAATCCACCAAGAACGCCCGCAGCAGGGCTGACGGTTGGGCTGTATCCAGTCGTAGTACCACCCATTGCTGGCGCAGCGCCGGATGCCAATTGCGAATACCAACTGAGTTGCTGGTAAGGATACATTTGTTGGTTGAGGTACTGTTGGTAGGCCGTAGAAAGATTAGCTTGTTGCTGCTGTTGTTCTGCGGACCCATAACCGTACTGAGCCTGAGCTTGTTGCAATGCAGCTTGCTGGCCTTGGGTGCCGTAGTTAGCAAGATTAATTCCAGACTGGTTCATAAGCTGTTGGCTCTGCAATTGAGCATTAGCCTGTGCTTGTTGCTGAGTATTAAACTCACCTTGAGCCTGATTGAACCCGGTATTGAGAAGGTTAGAAATTGTCGCGTTATTAGCCAAATTCTGCTGACGGGCCAATTCCGCTTGGGCGATACCAGCGCGGTCACCGCCATAAGCACCTTGGCCAATTGCACTGCCCAACGCTTGTTGCTGTTGTTGGGCATTTGTTTGGTTAATATTTGCGACAGCAGAACTCACCACATTATTAAGAAATGGGTTCATGTACTGGTTCATGTTCTGCTGGTTGTACTGCTGAAGTTGAATCGGCGTAGCAGCTGCGGCAGAAAGTCCAGTTGCCGCCCCAAAATATGGGTCCGTATAACCTTGCAAATCTGAAATTGATTGGCCAGCGCCATATTGATTTGGCGTCATGGGCGCAACCAAGCCCGGAACATAGTTCATATATTGGGCGGAAGTGTCTGGAGTGTATTGTGGGTACGGTTGTTGGGACTGCGTTGCAGCCTGATTCAATATATTGGTGACAGCAGTTTTTACCGCTTCCGGCGGTTGATAAGTCGTCGATTGAGACTGACCAAATAATGAACCACACAACGAACCCATCGTATTATCCTTTAATGCGCGTGATTATTGTGGGCTTCGCCACCATAATTATAAATGAAAAAGGCACCCGCTTTACGCATTTGCCGTTCCAGCAACTTAATCTTTGCTTCTGTTCTAACGTTGGAAACGATTCCCATTAGAAGTGGAATACCAACCATGTCAGAATAGTTTTTAGCGAAAGAAATTAATGATTTCGCCCGTGTTGAACGCCTATGTTGAGGTGAAACAAAATTGAAAACGTCGTTTAAGCACCATGTTTTAGCGTACCAAAGTTTGTCGATAACCAAGCAAACGGCGGCCTCAATTTCGTTTTCACCGTCAATAACGCCAATAATGCCGTTTTCGCGGTTTAAAACTTTTTTAACCATATCACGAACGGCTTCATAGTCCATTTCAAACAGACCATTCTCCTCATGCATGAGCATAAGGAGTTTCAAAATCGCCTCTTCGTCTTCTGGGGCAGCTAACCGGACATTATAATCCATTAATAATCCTTAATCTCTGCGCGGGCCGGGAAGTTTGGATAGCGTTTTCACCAAGTGATGCCGAACGCCTTTAACAAAATTATCAAGATAATCATGGCCTTTGTTCATATCGCCACCGCCAAGCCGTTTAACGACATCGGGGTGAACAACATATTCCCCGCCAGCAGCGACAATTGGAACCGGGCGGTAATGACCAGACATAATAGGGCCGCCGCTTGCGGCCTGTTTTTGAGGTAATCCACCCATTTGGGGTGTTGAACTCATTGTACTCATCCCAAAAGGCGATGTGGCGGATGCGGATCCGGGAACCATAGGGTTTGGATATTTTGGTGCCGACATTTGCGCGGGTTTGCTTGTTACGCCGAAGGGACCCGTTTTAAACATTGTGTCGATCATTTTGGATCCGGCCAAAGTATTACCTTCGCCTAAGCCTGATACGATATCAGCAGGTAGGACGTAAGAGCCTTCCAGCACATTCATAGGAATATGGTCGGTTCTCCCACCCACCGCCATCGTGATAAGACCGACGTGGCAAGGTCTTGATTTCTCACGGGAAATCCTGTCTGCGTGGGAAATATGATCTTGTCCGGCCATGTTAGTCTCCTTAATCCCAAATATTTACACTAAAATTTAAAATTTCGATAGTCCTGTTAGGTATATGTCAAGGAAACAATTGACCCTGTTCCCGTCACAATTGTAAGCCCCGTCGCAAATGGTATCTGTATTTGGTATATACCAATCCCCAAAGAAGACGGGATAGCGTAAATCCTGTTACCCGTCAGTGAACCGGAATTATTGGTATCGTAAATGTAACCAGTCGTAGAACCGACGGCTATGACAGAAATCGTTGCCAACCAGCCAGATGAGGGCTTAATTACCTTGGTAGTAGCCGCCGCAATTTCTTTAGTATTGGTATTGCCGTAGTATCCCGTTCGCAAACCGTCATAGTTTGCGATTGAGTTAAGGGCTACAACACCATTCTTTTGGGCGGATAACAGGTCGTCTAAGGATGCGATGGAAACCTCCTACTCAATATTTTCCGTCTGCACTTGCGCGGTAGCGTATGCCGCCAAGCCGCCAGAATGTGCCTACGTCATTAGATGATACATTAATTGCTATTAAACGCGCCCGAATACGGGTGGAAATATATTCAGTTTGTTGCGTCATAGGATACGGCCCGTAAACAATTGGGGTATCCCCCGGATAATTAGTCCCATAAAATGTCATTTGAACGGTTGCATTTGGGTTACCGCTATACGTTCCCCATTTCATGTCTGGCCAAACTTGGTCAACAAACATGATGTTGTCCGCATCAGCTATTTCAAAATAACCCGTTTGGAATGAAGAGTTCATCGCGACCGCCTGAGTGCCGGATGCAGCATCGTTTCCTATTTCATGCTGGTATAAATAATTATCAGTCCCAGCACCAATGGGAGGCCCAAGCACAGATTGATCAATCCAAGCAGTACGGCCAAGAGAACCGTAGTCCCATTGGTTGATTGACATGTTAAATTTGACATAAGAATCATTTTCCCCGTTCGTGCTATTAACGGATGGGTAATACCAAGTTATTTCATTAAATTGGCTATTAACCGCGCAACGAATATGTTGGGTGTACGGTACGCCATTAGCATCGCTTCCCGTATTAAGGTTTTGAAAAAGAACGTCCCAAACAGGGCAAGGCATTGGTTGGGGACCTTGGCCAGCATTCATAAAGAACTGCTTTTGAGACATCCAATAGATAGTGTTGTTTAATTGACCAACACACTTGCGGGAAATAGCGCCGCAATTTGCACCGATCTTGTTAAACCCATAAACCAGAGGCGCACCAATATACTGCATGGACCATAAGTCCAAATCAGTCCAAATTAGACCTTGTTGTGCCGCCTGAACGCAAGTTACAATTTTGGAACCCGTAGGTATGCGGAAAGAACCTGCTTGGTTTTGAGCGGTTCCTATCCACGTCGTAAAATCGGAAACATCAGACCAGCGAATCAAAAGAGGGTCTTGTTGAAGCGTAAATGAACTACCCCACGCAACAACTTGACGCTGTGGCATAGCGATAAATATTCCATCATTGACCAGCGGAACTTGCGAACCAAGCAATTGCGCGTTCAAAAACGAACCATTAGGCTGCCAATAATAAATAGCGCCGCCAGCAGGGCAAGCAACCAAATCCTGACCGAAATTGTCCAAAGACCAATCTTCAGCCGTAATTGGCGACCCCGGTAAAGAAGAAGAGAACGAAACGCCTACACCAAATCCACCAAATCCATAACTTCCCGTACCTGTTATTGATGTAGATGATACGGTTTGGCTGATGCTTACCGTATAAGTTCCAGCGCCGCCTCTGCCCGTTCCGTAAGCGGTGACAACCGTGTTAGACGCAATACCTGATCCCGTAATTGTCATTCCAACAGATAATGGAACACCTGAGGCGAATGATGCGACCGTTAAAAGTGTTCCAGAAATAGAGCCATTTACAAAAGACTGGCTAACAACACCAAACCCAGAACCTTGGATTTGAGGGTTTCCCGTAACATAATAATTAATGTTTACGTTTCCCGCATTAATTGAAACGGGGCCAGCTGTAGATGTTGCTGTGGTTCCAGAATTAAACGTGAAGTTATTTGCATCAGTAACGGATAAAACCGTATAAAGTCCAAATAAATTTATTCCACCTACGCTGGTTGAAACGCCAATATAAAACGATGTTCCAATGCTATATCCATGATTAGGAAAATTGCATGAGACAACTTGAGATCCAGATCCGGATGTAAACGCATAAACATACCCGCCATTTGATACGCTGGATGTAGCGGCAGAACCTGCTGTTATCGTATATGATGAACTGGATACAAAAGTTGTATTATATGGACCTGTTAAGACAATTCCCCCGACAGACACAGGGGTAACAAATTCCACATAATCTAAATTAGACGTAGTGATGTTAGAGTCACTAACGGTTACTGTGGAAGAACCTGCGGAAGTTGTATAATTTGGCGCTGGATTATCCGTGTAAATATACGGCGTAATATTGGATAAGCTGCCATTGGTTAAAACATCCAATTCGTTTGTCGCGCCAATTGCAAGATGGTTTACCGCATCTAAATCCGCAAACCCTTTTAAGGCCCTTACGGTAGATTGAATTGGGGAGTTATAATATGCAACCCAACCGCCCAGTTTTTGGGGCAAGCCAAAATTATTGCGGTCTGGAAGAAACCGAATCAAATTGGTCTGTGATAACGCCGCTTCATTTAGAACTGGCGTTACAATTAAATCCGTTCCCGGAATCAGTTTGAGCGTACTACGTGCCATAGGTTACCCCCTTGGCGGTGTAGCAATAGGTGAAGGCGATTGCGATCCCCAAGCTGAGGATTGAAATTTTTTCCTATACTCCTCTACCATCGCACCTTTAAGGAGCGTCTGATACTGCTGCTCCCAATTCACAGGCATTTGTTGGTCAGCGCCCGTTGATGAAAAATTGCGTTGATAACCGCCAATGTAAATCATAGATGCCGCAATTAACATATCCGGCAAATAAGTTGAGATAAAATTGGCATTGTTTCCGTTGGCCGCATAACCAATGGATGTTGGGTTTCCATAAAGGCCGCCCAACGTAATTTGGATAACGGTTGAGTTAACTACTGAAACTGCATACGAACCATTGTACGATAAAGAGCTGAAGTTGCCCAAATAAACGGTATTTCCTGTCGTTAACCCATGAGCGGAAGAAAACGTAATCGTTGCTTGTGTATTGATTGTGTTTACAGAAGCAATGCTTGGCAGTCCACCCAACGGGTTAGAATGCACTGTTCCCGTTAAAGTTAATGAATAAGATGCGTTAGGATACGGCCCAAGGAGAATGTACTGGCTTGTATTTCCAGTCGTGGCCGAATCACCGCCATATACAGCAAAGACACTTGGAACTCCCGAACTGGCAACACTATTATATACAGATTGGATATATTCCTTCGCCACAGGGGTCAATGGATAGTTTACGCCATTGTTATTTACCTGAATCGTCTGCAACGTAATGAACGCTGCCGTAGGTATAGTGACCAGATTGTTGCCGGAGGTGGTGGTGTACGATGTTGAGTCGTACACCTGTGTTGACAGGAAATCTATGTCCCGTTGCATACGCAATTGGGCATAATTAATTGCCTGAGGTAAAATGATCAAAAAGTTAGGATCAGTCGTGGGGACAACTGCCAGAGTAGAAATCTGAGACAAATAATCCGTATAGTTCACGACTGCCTACTTTCATTACTGAGCGGGCGTATCCACAGGAGCGGGAGAAGATGATGCGGTTTCAGCCGCATTAATCTGAGGCTGTGCTTGGGTTTTAATATTTTCGTACACCGCAATGCCCGCCTCAAGAGGTAGCTTTCCAAGACCAGCAAGTACGACATTAATTTCAGAAACCGTTAAGCTAAGGTTCAATTTCAAATTTTCCATTTTTATCTCCTATATAATTGTCCAAGTAGACGGTGAATTAACAACTATTGTAACTCCAGCATCAATCGTAATAGGCCCCGCCGTCATGGCGTTTTGATTTGATGGTATTGTATAATTAGCGGTAACTTCTTGATTGTTCAAATAAAATATTCCGTTTGCCGCCCCGGCGGTAGATGTTAGCCCGTCGTTGGCGTAAAATATATTTGTTCCATCAGAATATACGGTTACGTTAAAACCTTGATTGATTATAACGGCGTTTCCGCCGCCAGCCGATGCTGCTGTAATATAATACGCGCCAATGGTCTGATTGGAAACAATCCAAAATCCGCCCTCTGATGGGAATGTTATTGTAATGTTGGTAGAAATAGTACCCGTAAGCAAAATACGCATATTTTGGCATTGGGTAGATGTAAGGGTAACATTTGTATTCGTCAAAGCAACTGAGGCGGTGGAGCCTAAGGCCGCATCCAAAATATCAGCATTCGCGTTTAGTGGGATATCCCACGTTGGCGATGTCTGATTATATGTTGGTTTGTTTAACTGCTTGTTACTGGTGGTAGCCATTATTTATCCACCTTCTGTTCAAGTCTATCAAATATCTTTGTCAGCATGGCCTCAATCCGGTTTAAGTGGGACGTAAGATCGTCTTTGCTGACGTATTTTGTTGGCAGATCAACCCGTATGTCATTGATCATTTGGCGGTCACGTTTTTGCTCATTGACGATTTGGGCATAGAAATACCCGACCGCAGCAAAACCCGCCGTAATGATAATGTTAACAATTTGCTGCCAATCAAGATTCATCATGCACTCCAAGGCGGCGGTAGGTTAACGCTTGTAGGCGTGATCTGTTGCTGAATCTGTGCGTCGATGTTGGCTTCCAAAGCAGCAACTTGCTCTGCACCAAGAGAAGCCGTTGTCCAACCTTGCACCTGCGCTTCAGTAAGCTGTGCATATGGAGTGAATGGTTCACCTGCCGTGTAGGTTACGCCGACCGTACCATAGACAGAGCCATTATATGTTCCATCTGTACCATTAAGGGTCCAGTGGACAGTGAACACTACATCCGTCTGGCCTTCAGACTGGGGGTAGCAGTCCATTGCAGTGATATTCCAAGTGTATGTAATAGACATTTTAATGATCCTTATAGATGATAAGGTTAACGATATTGTTCAAAATTAATAATGACGGGCATAATCACCATGGTACTTTTCCCGCGCTTGAATGGCAATTTGATTAGCTAAATTAAGGTCTACGGTTTCAGCAATATATTTTTGTTTACCATTAACCATGAGCTTAACTAACCATTTGTTTCGTGGTTTGTTCCAAATAACATTTTTGTATCCTGAACTATTTTTAATTTTTTTGGCATTTGTTGCGTTTTGACTTGCATTAACTTCCCGCAAATTATCCAAAGAATTGTTCAAACGGTTTCCATCAATATGGTCAAGAGTTTCAGGTTCTTTACCAGTAGCCATTTTGTATATAATGCGATGTCCGGCGTATAATTTACCTTCAATTCTAATTTGCAAGTAACCATTGCTGCTTATTGTGCCAACTTTGTCGCCAATTTTGGTATTTTTACTTACGGATTTTTTACGAAACAATGTTCCATTTTTAAGTTCAAATAACTCATTAAGCAATTCAATTGAGGGTAAAATATTTCTTTTCATCATGGGTGTGAACTCTTATATGCGTCAAATTCTGCTTTAAGTTCTTGGATGGCTTTTGTAAGAATGGCAATCATGTTACCTTCCGCAATACCAAGAAATTTCTCTTTGGTTTCATCAAGAAGCGTAACTTCGCTTTCTTTAATTATGCTGTTGACATAAGCCTGACCGGACAATGCAGTTTGCACTTCTTGGGCCAAAAATCCAACCGTTGTGTTTTGTGTATCAAAATCGTGAACCGGATGCTGTTTCCAATTAAATGAAACCGGATTTAATTTGCTTACAAGGTCTAACGCGCCAGTAAGCGGCGTGACATTAGTTTTGTAATTGGCATCAGACGTTGCAATGGTTGACGATGTAGCAAATATTTGGCTATTTACTTGAAGTTTGTATGAACCGTTTGATGACGTATACCCCACCAGCAGATTGCCGGAGGAGTCTATACGCATACGTTCGTTAACGCCGCCTGTATTAAATCTAATTCCAGCAGTAGCCTCTCCACCAGTTATATTTAGAAAATTTGATGATACGCCAAAACCATAATATGGTGTTCCGCTGGCTGCATAAAGTGATAGGTTATTGATTGCCTGAGAAAGCGTTGATGGAGTTCCGCTGTAAAAGTTACTGCCAAGATCAAGGCGTGCCGCTGGCGAAGTCGTCCCAATACCTACGTTGCCGCCAGTTGGATTGATTGCTAAATTAGTACCCGACCCACCGGAAATTGCGTCTATTACTCCGGTCCAAGTACTACTTAAAAGAGCGTATCCCGCTTTTAAATAATAATTTGTAGTTTGTGAGCTTTCACCAATCATAAGTTGATTGGCTCCAGCCACAGTAGTTACCTGAGATGATGGAATAATAGTTAATTTTCCATAAGATGAAGGCGAAGTCGTCCCAATACCCACATTCTGAGACGCATCTATATACAGCGCATTAGTACCCGCCGTAGACAAGCCTAATGTCGTACTGGATGGGAAATATAAGCCAGTATTAGAAGATGATGTATTGCTTTCAGCAGGAGAAGATGCCGACCCAAGGACGTTCTGTATTCCCGTGGACCCATTTAGTACGATGGCCATATTATGCTCCTACCTTGGCTTGAAGGGCGGTGATTTCAGCGGCTTGGGCGTCTACTTTGGTGGATAGTTCTTGGATGGCTTTGACAAGAGTTGGAATCATATCTGTCATACGAATGCCAAGATATTGTTCTGTATCGTCTTTATTTTCTTTCCATTCTTCAACCAAATCGGGAAGAACGGCTTGAACTTCTTGAGCAATAAAACCAGCGACATCTTTGCGGTCTGTGCCTTTTCCCTCTTTCCAATCAAATCTACGCGGCTGAAGTTTAAGAACATCTGCAAGACCTGTTTCCAATGGTCTTACATTTTCTTTATGACGTTGATCCGAAATAGCTGTAATGCTGGTGCTTGTTGAATAAATTGCACCGCTGTCAATCACATAAAATTTGTATGTGGCGGTTGCATTGTTAAAATAAGAAAAAGCATAAAATGAACCGTTTGTTGTATTTTGTGACGGTCTTACTGAACAAATTTCTGAAGTAAAACCACTTGATAAAGTGTTTTCTAAAAGTGCAGATAAACCATTAGCGGATTGTTGTACTCTTAATTTGCCAAACGTACTTGTCGTCCCCACCAGCAGATTGCCGGAGGTGTCAAGCGTCATTGCTTGGGTAAAGGAAATGGTGTTTCCAGCGGTTCCTGAAGGGGCTATATACCAAACGTGTTGCGCGCTTCTTTGACTGTACAAAGATGCTGGATTACTGCTTATTTGGTATTTGTATACCGCATTTGAACTTTCGTAAGAGTTAAAACTTACTTCTGGGTAGCCAATATTATTTTGATAAAACGCGCTATAAGCACCCATTTGAAGAACTTTAGCGGAACTTCCCCAACCCGTATTAGGCGTAACACCAATACCTACGTTGCCGGAGGAGTCGATGCGCATATTTTCTACGAATGAGCCGCCATTATACCCGCCAAACGCCATAGCGGATGCGTTATTTGCGCCACCTGTATTAAGAGTTTTGATATACCCGCTTGGTGAAGTTGCGCCGCCGCCAGAGTCATTGCTAAATGTTAATTGTACGCCTTGCCCTGTATTACCACCTGCTGCATTGTTTTGGAGCAACGTATAAATAAGACCAGAAGCATTAGATTGGACAACAGCAAGACGCTGACCAGATGTTGAACTCGTCCCAATACCCACATTCTGAGACGTATCAATCGTCATTGCGGTCGTACCCGCAGACTGAATCGTCAGTGCAGTAGAAGCGGCACTGGTAATGGTGTTACTTGTAATGGATGAGCCAAAGGTTACACCGCCCGTGGAACCAAGCGTCATGTTAACCGTACCAGAAGATGGTTCTTGGATAACTGTTGTTTTAAGAGTTGCGGCCATGAATTAGGTTCCTGATGTGGATGCAAGCAAATAATACGTCGTGCCACCAATGTTTATGGCAATCTTATTGGTTACCGTATTGGTTGACGATGAAGATACTGCTGTGGATGCTAAAACTGTGCCTGTAGCCGCTGGCAGGGTTAGCGTATTCGTCCCCGCCACAGCCGTTGGTGACAGGGTAATCTGGCCGCTTGATGAACCGTTAAGTGTTAAGTTACCCATTATGCTGCCTCCGCCAGATGTTGGCCGTGATTAGCAAACTGCCCATGCAATTCCATACGTACATTATATGCTACTTCTTTTGCTTCTTCCAGTGTTTTGCATTCTTGAACAAACCTTTTTCCTTTATTGCTAATGTCTACAACCCAAACATTACGGTTTTTGCGAAAATAAATGTTTTTATTTCCACATTTATTATTGGATTGAATTTTGCGGTTTAACATATTGTTTTGGTGACTGCACATTCTAAGATTTTCAATACGATTATCTGATGGATTGCCATTTATATGGTCAATTTCCATATCTTCAGGAATATGGCCTAACCACCAATTCCAAACTGCTCTGTGATATTTTATGCGCTTATTACCGTAAGAAATATCCATACGGCCATCAGATTTAGTTCGCCCAGCAGGTTTCCCGCTCCAACGGGTATCCCAATTTTTATTTATATTGCGGGGTTTCCATAAAAGAACACCATCAACATAGTTAAATGCTGTTTTTGCTTCATCTTTTGTAAGATTAGAAATGCTCATATTACGGTCCAAGTTGAAGATGCTGGAATAGTGATCGTGGCGGAGGAAGAAATAACAATGGGTCCGAAGGTTCCTGAGTTAGTATTAGCAGGAATTGAGTAAGATGTATTCACGGTTTGACCATTCTGCCAGAAAATCTGGTCAGTTCCGCCGCCTGTTGCGCCACCCAAACCAGACCACGCAGTTCCGTTGTATCCTTCAAATCCGGCGGTTGAAGAATTAAACCGCAACATTCCGGTTTGACCCGTTGGCTCCTGAGCCGTCGTACCCACCGGAAGAACAATAGCCCCGGTGGTTGGGAATGACACAATACCCGTTGTAGCAATCGACAATGCCGTCACAGCACCCGCATTGCCCACCTTCATTACAATAGAATCAGTAGCGCCAACGCCAGTTGTTGATTGCAAGGTAAGTGACGAACCTGTACCCGTGCCACCATATACCGATGCGGCGGTCAAAGATGTAACACTTGGTGTGGCAGAATACGCCGGAGCCGTACCCGTACCAGCAGATACCAAAACTGATCCAGTAGCTACTGCCGCCAACTTAGAAAGCGCCGTAGTAGTTGATGCATACAATAAGTCACCAACCGTATAAGACGATTGACCCGTACCACCATTAGCCGCAACTAATGTACCAGCAACTGTTACAGCCCCCTGTGTGGCGGTGGATGGGGTAAGGCCAGTTGTGCCAAATGAAATGGATGAAACTGCGACGGTTGAAGGATTTGCCCAAGAAGGAGCAGCGCCAGTATTTCCAATTAAAACTTGCCCAGTTGATCCAACTGCCGTGGCTTGGATTGCGCTTGTTCCGTTTCCGTATAAAACACCATTTGATGTAAGTGTTGTAGCCCCAGTGCCGCCATAAGCAACGCCAATGGTTGTTCCCTGCCACACACCTGTTGCAATCGTTCCAACGCTGGTTAATGAAGAAGAAACTACCGTAGAATTAAGGGTTGTACCGGACAATGTGCCAGCGGGGGCAATAACTGCCGCCGTAGAAGCAGCCGTTAACTGGCCTTGAGCATTAACCGTAAATGTCGGTATGGCGGTAGAAGAACCGTAAGAACTTGCCGTAACAGTCGTATTGGTGATGCTGAATACGTTGCCTGATAATGTAAGCCCTGTACCAGCTTGGTAAGTTCCCACACCAGAGAATTGCGCCCAAGTAACAGGCGTAGTTCCCAAAGTTCCGCCCGGATCAACCGTACAGACCCAACCAGTATCAGCCTGTGTTGTCCCCTCTTCAACAAAAACAAATGCTGAAACCAATTGGTTCCATGTATTTGCGTCAGAAGAACGGCTCCATGCGCCAGAAGAAGAAACATAAATTCCGTTTTGTGATTGCGTTGTCTGGTTTTTAACCAAAACTCTGCTGGAAGATGTTAAAATTCCATCAATTGTCTGTTCTCCAGACAATGTAATATTTGCTGTTGTCCCAACAAGAACTGGAGATTTTACATCCAATCCCTGAGCAACCGAATCCACATAGGACTTATTTGCAATATCCGTTGGATTGACCGGTGTGCTTGAAACCGTACCAGATGTCATAGAAACGCTGGTGGCAGACGCTGCCCCAAGCGTCGGAGTAACAAGCGTAGGTGATGTTGCAAGAACAATTCCACCTGAGCCAGTGACGTTTTGACCCAAAGCCGTTTGAACGCCCGTACCAAAAGAGGTAATACCCGTTCCGCCATTGGCAATAGGAAGCGTACCAGTCACGCCCGTTGTTAACGGTAAACCTGTTACATTGGTCATAACGCCGGATGCTGGAGTACCAAGTGCCGGAGTTACAAGTGTTGGGGATGTCGTTAAAACAATTCCGCCCGTGCCTGTAACGTTTTGACCCAAGGCTGTTTGAACGCCAGTTCCAAACGAAGTAATACCCGTTCCGCCATTCGTAATTGGTAATGTTCCAGTTACCCCTGTATTTAGCGGAAGGCCCGTCGCATTAGTTAATGTGACCGCGGATGGTGTTCCAAGATTGGGCGTTGTTAATGTTGGGGAATTAGAAAGAACGACGTTGCCGGACCCCGTAGAAGTTGTTGTCCCGGTTCCGCCATAAGAAACGCCGATGGTGGAAGCATTCCATGTACCAGCCGTAAGCGTTCCAACCCCAGTAATTCCGGTATAAGAACCGCTAAGATAGGCAGAGCCAATCGTTCCGGATGTAATTTGTGATCCAGAAATTGCAATTGCCGTATTGCTGGCGGTGGTTAATTGACCTTGTGCATTGACCGTAATTGAAGGAACGGATGAGGCAGTGCCATAAGAACCCGCAGTCACGGTCGTATTTGCAATGCTAATCGTACCAGATGTTGTAATAGGTCCGCCCGTAAGACCAGTTCCGGTGCTAATATTTGTTACAGTTCCAGAACCAGCCAACGTAGACCAAGAAGGGTTGGCGCTTGGGCCGCCAGAAATAAGGATAGCACCCGCAGAAGAAGGCCCAAGAGGAACCCAGTTTGTTGCGCTGCGGTATAAAATAGAACCTTGGGTGCTTGTAAATGCACTATCAAACAACGCCGTAACAGACGTTGCTGCCATTGCGTTGCCTGTTCCCGTAATATTTGCAAGAACCGTATTGGCAGTGGTTGTCCCAAAGCCAAGCATGTTTTGAAGGTTTAAAACAGTTAAATCCGTCGGATTTGCCGACGACCCCGTATTGTTCCCCTTGATGGTGTTCGCCGCCATAGGAGCAAGATACGAATTGGTAATACTGCTGGTCGTCAACCCAATCGTGCCAGAAGACGTAATAGTGCCGCCAGATAACGGAGATTGAGCGGTAATAGAAGTAATGCCCGTAATTGGGTACGTTTGCTGCGTATATTGCGCAATCTGGTCTACGGTTAAATAAACAGTCGTACCGTTTTGAACAGCAGGAATTTGATTGTTGGCCGTTGCCGCTGTCGTTGAAGGCAGGTTTGAAATGGAAACATTTGACATTTACGCACCTGTCTGAACGATTTGTGTGTATTGCGGCGGTATACCAACGGACGCTGTTACTATACGTGTATTTGCCCCCAAAAGTCCACCAGAAGGTATAGCTTTGTTGGCTTGATATGTGAAGACTGTAGCTGACAAAACAGTAATGCTAAACATCCCCATAGCATCATTATTTGTCGTACCCGTAACTGATATTTGGCTATTAGTTACAAGGTTATTTGCGGTAGAAAGTGTTACGGTAATAGTAGTTGTGCCGTTAGCGGTGATAGACACAACGGGCAAAAGTACATCAAAAACCGTCTGGTTGATCAGTGGCATTAGCGCATTTGGATCAAGGTCCGCTGGCTTGCCAATTGGCTGAACCGTAAGATTCTGACCGCTTTCCGTAATCAAATCCACGTTATTGGGGACGGGAATGCCAGTGGCGGTGTTAACCGTAAAGCCGGGTTCCGCCAGATTACTGGTATTGTATATGTCATACGAATCTGGGCGGGCGTTCAACACAGGAATCGGATCTTGTGTAGTCAAAATAGGCTTCAACTGTGCCTGTGGCTTGTCATAGCATTTTTCGCACACCAAAAATCGCAGGTTCTGCAATTGCGGGCCACGAAAATCAAACTGCCATTTCAATGCTTTATGCAAAAAAATAAACGAACATCTATCACACCGCCCCCATGCCGATGGTGCGCTTGGATTTGCATAAGCATGGCCGTGGGGACGATACGCCATTAATGCAAAATCTCCATCCAGTTTTGTGCATGAGTTTTACGATATGACAAACCACGGGATGTAACGCCAATATAGCGGTTCCCGTTTACAATGTTTGTCGCTACGTAAACTATGTAAGCCATTGTTAAGAAACCCTAAAATATCCCGCTAATCCAGGCATTATATAAAGTCCAACATTTTCCGTATCCTGTGTAGCAGCTATCATATACGCTTGCTGGGCCTTAGCCTCCAACATTTGCATGCGATCCGGCGCATAAATAGCCGCCAGACGTGCCGCCAAACCTGCCGCCAAGGCATCTAACCAGCGATATGGAACGTCAACCGTCTGCGCGTCTGTTAATTCAGCATCTTGAATCTGCGTCACCGCATAATAGTTCAACGTATAAACATTACTTTGATCAGGAACGGGCCACAATGTAACCGTTGGGTTAATTAAACGGTCAAACCAGAATACCGTAGGCGGTGCTTGTTGCAACTTATTTGGCGTTTGGCTGTATTCTGTGCGGGAAATAGGCATAATAACACGGTCAAATTGCGATGAAGTGCCAGTATTCTGCTGAATAACGGCATCAAGAATCATCACAACCTTTTGCGGGACCGTATATGTCGTTTGGCCCTGCACCAATGGCACGGAAATAAGCACAACTTCCCACAAGTTAACCCCTTGGTTAGCCCAAGAGGCAAGCATGAGGTTGGTTTCAAATCGTGCATCCGTCATATGCTCTTGCATAATGGCGGTCCTGCGTACGCCGCAACGTGCATACGCATTCAAGACGATTTCGCCAAGCGACGGATTAAACGCATAAGTGCCGCTGGTGGTCATTTTCTATCCTTAGAAGATAGTACCGTCGTTTGCTACTAAATAGCCGCCCGCAAAAATTGACCCAACAAATGGACCGCCAGTGTTAGATTTCATTTGGAACTGAATATCTGTGCCGCCGGGATGCGCTGGAGCAATTGTGTATGGAATATTAAAAATTTGCACAAACGGAGATTGAGAAAGCAAAGTTGTATTGCCATTCACCGTATAAGTGTATCCATTTTCAACAACTGTGCCGGAAAGGTTAAATTTATTTAATTCCGCATAAAGCATGTAATTGCTGGATGTAAACCCAATGCTGGCGTTACCTTGAACATATGTCAAATAAAACGTAAAACCATTTGGAACCGTATAAATTGACATTTGCGTCTGACCAATACCCGCATTAATTTGCGCGTAAAGAACGGTTGAAATTTTAGCGGTAATAATGCCCGCATTTAAACCGTTAGTAATAAACAGCCCGTTAATGCGATAATAAGAATTAGTGGTGGTTGCTGTTCCGGACCCGTTTAATGTTACAAGTTCCGAAAGAACGTTAAAACTTGAATCCAAACCATTAACTTGAACAATTAAACCAGCGTCCGTTGCGCCAGATGCGCTAAGAAGGACAATTTGACCAGCAGAACTTGGGTACGCGTATGCGCCGCCAGATTGCGTCAAACCTTCCCACAATGGGCCAAGGGCTGTCCCTGCAACTTGTGTGCTGTACCCAAAAATCTCAACAGGCTGATGACCCGTAATTTGGTTACGTGCAACCTGCAATTCAAAAGGCTCATGCAAGCCACGTTTAGTAACAGAATCGTTAATGACAAAGGCTTGACTGGTCATAATTATTTACCCTTTTTACGTGCAATTGCAATATTATCGACAGCATTTGGATAAGGACGGCCAGCCGCTCTTGCATGGGCCTTTGCAGTGGATTTCTGTTTTGCCGTCAAATGCTTATGATGAGCATCTTTTTCAGCGGGATGTTTCCAGAATGGTTTCTTTTCCATTATTTTTGCACCAACAAAATAATAATGATGCCGGAAAGGATAACATTGACGATTTCACCGAATGATAAACCTACAACCATGTTAGCAACCCCATTTTCTTAAAGCTTTGTTAATGCGACTTTCTGGGTCGTGCTTGTTTTTCATGTTGGTCATTTTGGCACGTTCCCCTTCCATCCGGCTGCAAAATGACTTGTGCCGGGAGTTATGCGTATTTTTTGTTGGAGCCTTTAAGGTTCCGCCCGTTTCAGAATGATACGAAGCCCGTCCTTTGGCATTTAAGCCACCGGATGGGGATTTACCTTCTGATCTTGTCCATGCAGCAGTCATGTAATCCTCCGAAGAAAGAAGGGGGCCGCAGCCCCCCACTTAATCGTGCATTTTCTTCAACGTCTGAGCAAGTCTGGCGCGTTTAGCAAGAGTAGGGTTCTCGCTGTGTGCCGCCTTGGTCAATTTCTTGGCGGGGATCTTTTCCCCAGCCGGGACGTGAAGTTGTCGGTGAAGTGCGCCGGGATGCTTGATAGCACCCTGAATCCACTTCGCTCCGCCGCCATCAGCATGATGCTGACGGCTTACGACTCCCCCGGCTCCACCATGCGGCCAGCAGGGGTTTTAACCTTGTTGGCAGCAGAGAATGGACGCATTTCAGCGCCACCAACTGCACCACCCGACTTACGGGCAGGGCGGTCAAGGCGGTGATGAGCATGATGACCATGCATCTCAAGGTGCTTGTGCGCCTTGTGAGTACGGCCACCGCGCTTGCGGGCAGCATGCTTTTCGCCAGCTTCATGTACGGTGTGCGAACCAGCGCCAGCGTACACTTCGTTTGGCGTTGGATCTTCGTCTACTTCACCATGCATTGGCGATTCAACCTTGCCGCCCTTTTTGTGGGCAGCGCGCTTGATCGAATGCATAGAATGCTTCTTTACCATATGGTGAGCCGCGCCGCCGTGGGCGTGGTGTTCACCATGCATTTCGTGATGCTTATGACCTTTCATGGTCTACTCCTTAAAAGTTACTATACTGGGTGACACCAAACAGGCCCGGATTAGCGGTTTGTACCATGTAAGGTTGTGGAGACTGACGAACGATCAGTTTGTTAGCGCCCGTACCAGAGGTAAATGCGCCAAACGTACCGCGTACGTCGCCAGTTGTGCTTGTTGCTACCGTACGATCCGATGCGACATAGTTGGTGGCGGCAGTGATCAACGTAGTAGCCGTCAAAGACGTTGCGTAGTTGACCAAAATGTCACCAAATGCGTCCGAACGAATTGGGAAACCAAAAACGTCCGTCGTATCGACCGAGTAAGCATGGGTAGCATCAGCGGCATTGAGAACAACGCTCTTGATGTACTTGAATGCCTTTTTACCCGAAACCTGAGAACCAGCCGTGATGGTAATGGCCTCAACCAATGGGTAACCATAGCAATCATACCCAGAAACCGTAGCGGTGGTGGCGGTAGCGCCCGATGCGGCAGTAACCGCAACAGCACGACCAGCAACAGCCGCAGGATTCCAAAGCACAACACCCGGAGTCTGTGCGTTGTTTGGAACAACACACTGCTGAACGTTTTGATACGCCAAAGTAACCGTACCGGAAGTAGCCGTAAGGTTGGAGTTGGTTTGGTAAGTACCAGCAACGCCCTGACCAGCAGCACCGCCCGTCAACTGAGATACAATCTGCGTACCAGCCGCAACGCCCTGAGAAACCGTACCCGCCGTCGAAATAACAACCATACCAGCCGAAACTGGCATTGCTGAGTTCGCGGTAATCGTCATAACACCGTTTGAGAACGATGCGGTGACCGACGTGTAGGCGTCCGTAGCCAGCACCGTGTCAGTTGCGCCCGTGTCCGAACGAACAAAGTTCGTCGAATAGTAGACGCCCGTCGTGGCGCTGTTGCTGCTATTCAACGTCAAAGTGGCGCTGGTAGCATTTGCGGAAGTAACGATTGCACCAGCCGCCTTGGTGTAAGGAACAGCATTAATCGTCGTAATGTTGTCAAAGCCCAACCAGCCAAAATCAGCGGCTGCTTGTGCCTCACCCGGTAGATAGGTGAATGGAGTGCGGGGGTCCATGATCCCCGCACCAGCATAAAACAAAGATGAGCCACCGATGTCCGGGTTGTACTCATTAGGAGTAAACGGACTCTGCCCAAATACCATAAGCGGTCCGGAGTAGCCTGTAATAGCCATGTTGACTTCTCCTTTAACTTACGAAGTTGGGAACGAACCGTAGATAGAACGCCAGTTGTAATAGCCCAGAGAATAACGCTCATAGCCCTTAACAAGAAGGTTATCTGTCGTGAAGTCGACTTGCATGTCCATTTCGAATGGAATGCGCTCCATGTACACAAGACCCTTAATGTTTGTTAAGAGGAACCAAGCGTAGTTGGAGGTCAAGAAGTCCATGACCATGTAGCCTTCTGGCAGACCGCCACCCGTAAAGAGGATCGCGTTGGTATCGTTATCTGCCGTACCCGGACGAAGCTGCGTCTTTGTAAGACGAATAGCAACTGGTTCAAGTGAAGGAGGAACAATCAACTTACGACCACGGGCAAAAATCTTGATGCCAGCGATATCACGGAAGTTCTGTCGGATAGAAACCATTGCGTTAAGCAAGGTTGCTTCGTTCAGATCGACCTGTACAGTTGGGGTATTAGCAATCGTCAGACCGCCATCGATAGGATGCGACGTGGAGCAAAGTGCCACACCGTCAGCGCCGATGGATGCATTGTACGTGGTCGCCGTGTTAAGCACGTTAGCCGCGTAAATTTCTTTGGTCTGATGGAACGATTCAGTAAGACCAAGGTTGGTTGGCTTGAACTGAGCTTTGTAGAGGTTGTCGTCGATAGCCTTACGGGTGATCGCGTAGCCAAGTGCAATTTCGTTATGCTCTTGGTTGTACACGTAACGCTCACCAGCGGCGTTATCGAACTGCGTGTTACCACCTTCTTGCTTCAACTGAGCAAGACCAAGGTAACGCATTTCAGCGGTGCGTTCCAAAGCCATGTTCGACTTGGTGATTTCGAACACCTTGTCGTACTGGGATGGAATCTGCGAATATTTACCTTCAACTCCACGGAGGCCGGGGAGGAGAAGGTCACGAATCTGACTGAGATTAATAGCCATTTGAACTTACTCCTATTACGACCCAGCCGTCAGGCGGAAGGACTGGTTGTTGAAAGCAACGATGATACGGTTGTATGCAGTCGTCGTATCCGTGCCGTTTGCGCCCGGAGGTGCAGTGATGAGCGAAAGAATACGGAAAGCATACGTCGTAGACGTGCTGATGTTGGCTTGGTTAGCATATGCAGTCGACTGACCAGTCAAAAGTTGGTAAGCGGCTGGCGATGCAGGTGAGTTACCAGCGTAGTCAATGTTAGAATTGACCTGAGCCTGAGTAACTGCTGCCGAACCCGAAGACTGAACGTTAAACGTAGCCTGTGGGTCAACAATTACGTAGGCCGTAATCGTCGTACCCGATGGTACGGTCGTGCTGGCGGGCCAGTAAGGCGACCAGACAACTTTGTTTACGGACGAATTGTAGTATTCGCAACCGATGAAGACACCAAGAACGGCAGTCGTGCCGCCAGCGCCAGCGATTACATAACCGCCAGAAATCTGTACGGGGTCACCGGAGAAGATGTTTGAAGAATAGCCAGATTGGATCTGATACGCCGATTGGCCCAATGAACCATTACGTCCGTCCAGAAACCCTGCAAGTACGAAACCATTGGGCGCAGAAGTGTTCGCCATAGGTCGCTCCTTTTCAGTAGGATAAAATCAGACAGCGTGTCTTTATTTATCCAACATGGGGAAGCCCACTACGGCGCGTAATGGAGTTATAAGGGGTCCTATAACACTGTTTAAAACATAGTGCAATAGGAAAAGGGGGCCGAAACCCCCTTTTTATTATACGCGTGGAATCTGCATTGGCTCATAGGACCTTTTGATGCCCGTTTGCTTACGGTCACGCTCAAAAGTACCTGCTGGGGCGATGCCCAAAGCCTTTTCTTTCTGGTTAACCAGTTCACGGGCGGTGGAAAGTTCCCGATCCTTGGCAATGTCCGTGATTTCTTTAGGACGTTCCATAAGAATCATGCCTTTTTTGCGTATTGCACCGTTATGACCAATAGGCATCATGTCCGGATGACGGCGGGTATCCACTGGTTCCCAACCGCCAGACCGCATTTCAAGCATATTCTGCTCATCTGTCATGCCCGCGATGGATTCCCGTTTCCAATTGTAATCCCAACCTTCTGGAATCTTACGTGGATCGATGTAGAACTCATCATACATTGATGGGTCCATTGAATCATCGTTCATTCTGGCCCGCAATTCTTCAGCACGAAGCGCAGCTTCACGTAGGCCACGGGTAACTGGGGCTACACCCAACTCTGGGGCGTCATTTTGGCGTAATTCGGTCATGTTTTGTTCCATTTGTTCTGTAATTGGGGCTTTAGATGGCCGTCCGGGGCCGCGTTTGACTGCTTCTGACATGGATTACCTCACAACATGTTCTTTTGTTGGTAATATAATTTAGCTTCAAGGTATTCTTCGTCACTCATATCAATATCGCGGGCAGCTTGACGTTCCGCAGGGCTTAAGGTCATAGTAACTTGTTGACCAGCACGGAAAGTTTGCGCTGAATTGGTGCGCGAAACGGGTGCAGCCGCCATAGCTTGGCGTTGGCGGGGTTGTTGTACAGTTTGTTGTACAGGTTCACCGCCATAAACTTTGCTTTCAATGTGTGCAAAATATTCTGGGGTATCTGGTTGAATATTAAGAGCGTCAGCTTCATAATGTGCGGCGGTCATAAGTTTTGTTTTGACCGGATCAGCAAGAACATCACGGTGAGAACGCAGCCAAGCTTGTGAAGTTGGGCTTTTAACCGATTGAATTTGCGCTTCAATTGGGTCAGTAGGCTGTTGTTCGTACTGCGGTTGCGGTTGACGGCGTTGTTGCTCAAGCATTTGCCGCTCATAATTAAGTTTTTCTTGAACAGCTTCTTTGCCTTGAGACAATTGAATAAGTTTTGATTCAACTTGTGCCATTTGGCGCTGTAATTTGGCGGCTTTTGCGTAATCACCTTCTGATAAAGTGTTAGCATAATCCCGCTCAAGCATCTCAGCATCACGCTCAAAGCTGGCAATTGCGTTAACAAATGCCGTTAATTGATTGTCTTGAGCCTGAACCTGATATGTTTTAACTTCTTGTTGGGCTTTTTGAGCATATCGTTCCGCCTCAAATTTTTGACGACGAATTTCTTCAGCTTCACGCTGTTTTTCACTCAATTGGCGTTTTAAAAGTTCAACGCCATCGTCTTGTTTAGGCGTTTCAACTTTTGCAACGGGTTCATTTTGCGTTGCACCAAGGTCAAAATCTATGTTTTGAGGTGCATTGGGGGTTGTAACTGTTACTTCAGCAGCTTCTAATTCTGACATTTATACCTCCTTAAAACGCCATATCTGGCTCTGGGATGACCATTTTAATTTGAACATCTTGAATGACGTGGCAAAGAACACCGTTAATGTTCAATTTCCAACCGTCTGACGAACGCAGAACAATCCAATCGCCTATGTTTACATCCTGTCCAGCAAAAGCCGTTTTATCGTCATCTTTGAACGCAATAGGACCTTTTTTCAGCACAAGAACTACCTTGCCCTGATATTCGTCTTCTTTGCGGATACCGTCTGAGAGGTAAAGGCCGGAGGCCGTACGTTCTGGCCGCTTATATACGGCGCAGAGAATGTTGTTGTGCATTACTTGAATTTTGGAAATGTCACCAATCGCAGTTTTTAACTCCGCTGCGGGGTCAGCCGCATGGAGCATTTTCATAGTAGCAGTCTTCATCGTTTATCTCGCTTTTCTATCAATGCCGACAATGTCTTCCATTGCCTCCTTCGCCCAGATAAGTGCGTCGGATAATCCTTTTAAATACCCAACGCGGTTCTTGTAGTCCTCATAGTTTTGGGAGAAACCGTTCAGAATGCTCTCTGCCTGTTTCTCCCTTTCCTCATCAATGCGCTCCTCTAATTTGCGGTAGAGGAGCAAATCAAGTCCAGCCATAAGACTCCTTATTCAGTTCCGTTTGCTGTAGGCCATTTTTTCTTTTCCAAACGACCAAGGCCAGATCCGGAACCATAATCTTCTTCTTGGTATTTTGGCATTCCCTGACCTACGCGACCGCCCGATTTGCGGGCCATAGGAGGGAGTCCACCTGCGCCACCCTTGGCAGCAAGAGCGGCCATGAGTTGCGGAGGAAGCTGTTGACCACCTGCTGGCGGCATTGCGCCCGGAGGCATCATGCCCTGAGGTGGCATTTGTGGTGGCACAGGGGGCATCATTGGTGGGACAGGAGGTTGCCCCATACCAACGCCAGCGCCCAAAGGCGATTGACCCTGCCCAGATTGTGGTGAAATAATGATGTTAACGTTGGTTTTGCCTTTAGTGCGACCGCCGGATGCGCGATGAGCGCGGCCACCTTTATTCATTCCATCATTAGATGCGGGTACGTTTACATTTTGATTAGCTAATTTTCTTGCAGCTAAATCAACTCCTTCGCTTCTTTTGCTTGCCCGGTTAAAATCAAATGGCTGTTTTGCGCCAGTTTTGCCCATATCCGCCGATGCGGAATTAATATAATTAACCAATGCGCCGCCCGAAAGTTTATGGGCGCGGCCACCTTCTTTATAAGTAGCTGGAACTTTTGCGCCCGATCCACCAGAAATTTTAGACGCGGCCATTTGAACGCCATCCGTCATTCTCTGTTTATTTTTGGGATCATCTGGCGATTTGACATAATTTTCCATAGCTTGATTGAGGTATTTACCAAGCCTACCGCCCGAAAGTTTATGGGCGCGGTCTTTAAGCGCCGATGGCTTAACCATCTGCTTAACCAATTTGCGATCTTCCGCAACATCTGGGTGCTTTGCAGCGCCGCCGTGCTTGCGGCCCGGAATTGGAACAAGGCCAGAAGACGGGTTAACTGCGGATGAAAGAATGCCACGCGAAGAAGGCGGTGCGGATGGTGCGCCAGCCTTGTTTTTACGTGCGACCATTGCCCCAACTGCGGCTTTGCGTTTGGCGGGGTTCATGCTTGAAAGGCCACCACGGGCACGATGGATACGGCCACCGCGCTTATCGCCATATCCCGGCGAACCCGGATCACCTTCTTCTGGAGGTATATAATGCATTGGTTTTTTAGCAGAACCACTATAGGGAAGATTTAACGCACCATCTCCACGGCCCGGCATACCGCGCTGTAAAGGATAACCAGCCGCTGGATTGCGGTTAAATTGGCCCACGTTCGTTGCAATTTGAGGCTGAACAGGGTTTAAATTTTTAGGACGCGCCGTTGGCATTGGAATTTGCTGTGGCGGGATGTTATCGGAAATATCTTCCGTATTCATCATGCGGCCAACGCGATTGACCCCATCAAGACCAGAATGATGTTCCCGGCCTTTACGGGCAGATTTGCCAAGGTTTTTGGCGGCATGCTTGCCCACAACATGGGCTACTTTACCGCCACGTTTAAACCGCGATGGGGTGATTGGCATTTTTCCAGCATTACCGCTGTTCAACCCTTCAAAAGGGGAACCGCCGCGTTCGTCCGTGAACGATTTGCTGCCGTCATCTAACTTAAGGCCCATGCGCTGCATTTTTGCGGCTGATGCGGCTTTTGCTTCTTTCTTGTAATCACTCATTTTATACTCCTGCTGCGTCCAGCATTAAACGTTAGGATTTCTAACTAAATTTTGGATATCCGGTTTAATAAACTGTTCCGCCGTAGAAGCACTCTCCGGATGAACTGCAATTTCACGGGCCAGTTGCAACATGGCAATCCGCTCTTTGCTTTCTCTGTCAGCCGCATGGTTCTGGGCGTCAGCCTGTGCGTCAACAGCTTTTACTTTAACTTCCGCCATTTTGGCTTGGGAGTCAATCATTTTAGCTTGTGCCATCATCAATGCTGGGTCAGGAGGCGGTGGCCCTTGAGGCATTGGTGGGACAAACAGATCCATCGCATCTTCAATCCCAAGCATCGTCAAAATGCGTTCATCAACTTTTTTAGGGTCGTAAAGCGTTGGGTTTTGAGATTGCAATTGTTTAATAGCCATTGCTTTTTGGATGCGCACAGCATGAGACGGCGTATTAGGGTCAGCAACGGGGACAAGATTAATGTTGTCCAGCGCATTAATTAACGTTTCAGGTGTCCATTGATAAGCCGGATATTTGTTATTTTCCCAAAATGCTTCTGGGCATTCTTTAAACAAATCTTTAAGAAGTTGAAATTCACGGGCTTGAGCCGCATGCATACGTTTGTGAACAGCGGAAATAACTTTTTGCGCTTGTTCAATAAGGGCAATTGTTGTCCCAACTGGCGCTTCAGCATTGCCTTCGCCAACGTTGGTTTCAGATGTAGAAGCCATACGCTGGCCGCTGGTTTCAATTAATTCAAGCAAACTAAGAAACTGGCCGTCTACACTGCGATATGGGAGGGGCATAATAGCGGATTGGATAGGCTGACCAGCCGTATCAATAGGCATTCCGCCGCCGGGAGGAATACGGAACTCATTGGTATTCTGCCGCCCCGCTTGCTTTGCGTACAAAAAACCGGGAAAGTTAGCAAACATCCCGTTATCAATGCACAACCGCCAACCAGCGGTTAGCGCCATCGTCGTGTTACCCACAAGATGTAAAAGGCCCAAACCGTAGAAACCAAAGCCGGGTACGAAGATATAATCAACAAACACTTGCCGACGCAGACACTGCTCATCATCTTCTTTCCACCACCGACGGATTTCTAAGATTTCAGAGGATGTTTTATCAATGGTGACGCGGTAAGGAAGTTGAAGGCCTGTTGGTCCTTCATCGTCCTCATGCTCATAACCCGGCAAATCCAATTCGCAATAGCACTCATAAATTTCGCGGGGTTGGTTGTCCGTATTAGATATATTACGGGGGATAACACCCATAATTTGTTCTAATTTGTCTTCAACCACGTTATTTTTAGCGGGTTGCGCGGCGGAAAGTTGCACATTCCGATACATTCCAACCAATTGTAACCGTTTTAAGGTGCTTGGGGACATCTTAATAACGTGTGTAATACGCTGCGCTGTAGCTACAGTCGTTTCCGCATTAGAGACAATAATTTCTGGAATGCTTATAAATTCCGATACTGGGCGGCGGCGGATTGGGCAATAGTATACTTTTTTAAAAGTTGTCCCGCCAAATCCCAACGCAAAAAACATACGTTCCGTGTCCGGATAATATTCGGATGCCGTGACCGTAAGATAATGATTAAAGTCTTTTTCTAACGCTTCCGCCTGAACATCAATATTGGCACTGTCCAAACCATCGTTACGAATCTTTACGGGGCCGCTGGATGGAAGCAACTCACCACGGGCGTTAGCTTGAAACCGTACAATTGACTCAAGAAGCAATGGATGGCGGACTGTTGCTTGTCCTTCAACCGCCGTAGAACCGTCCGTAGCATTAGAACGCGGCGTTTCAATTTTAGTTCCCAACAAATCCAAGCCCATGACGTATTGCTGGAGCAATTCTTGGCGGGATTCGTTGTCTTGTTCAATTAACCGCACAAGTTCACTGGCAATTTGGCCTAATGAACTATTATCCAAGTGCATTGCAAGATTTTCGTGGAAATCACCATCCTCTTCGTCTTCTTTCTTTTGAGGTCCACCAAAAGAAATAGTTACGGAACCATCTGGCAATTCAACTTTTACATACGGGGATTTTGGATTAACTTCAACGTTTTCAACATTTTCCGCCGCCATATCCATATCAAATGCGCCGAAATCATCTGGCGTACTTCCCAAAACGGGAACTTGGCGAATGTTCATTGGCGCTAATGGCATAGGTTACACCGGGTACAATTGTTGATTGCGACTGGACTTATATAGCATACTTTCAGTCTTATCCGCTACTATTTCTACTGGTTTACGTGCAAAACCTATAACACGCAAGTGTGACAGTGCTTGCGTCATGCTATCAACCAAGTCGTCATGCTTTGACTTGGGGAACGATTCCGCTTGCTCAATGACTTTTTCCGCCCATTCCATGTCGGGGGCGTAAATCATCCCCTCCGCGAAAAGATGTTGAATTGCGTAAGTACGTGCAACTTTATCCCCTCTACCGGGATCTACAAGTTGAATTCCCCAATTTTCCCGCGCAAAGTGGGTGCGGAGTTCCTGAGCAACGGAAAGTCCAGCCGCCTTGGAT